CGATCACATCGCGCGGCAAGCGCGGACAACCCATGAAACTCAAAATCATCATCAAGATTGACACCGAGTCCGGTGCGCTCTCGCTGGAGCAAGAGGACGTGGACGGCCACCTGGCAACGCCCGAGGAATGCGCGGTCATCATGCAGCTGGCTATCGCGGCAATGCAAGACCAGCGGAATTTGGTCTACGGCGCGATGCAATAAAGCGCATCTCCAGAAAGTCCCAAACAAAACACCACAAAAAAGCCAATCAGCAAAGACCGGGATCGGAAAAAGCCGGGATTTGAGCGAGTGGCGACGAACAAAATTCGGAAACATCATGGCAGCATCCAAAAAACCAGAGGCGCGCAAGACGGCGACGCGGGGGAAAGGTGCGTCCAAAGAGCACAAGCTGACGCCGAAGCAAGAGCGGTTTGTTGAGGAATACTTGATTGACCTTAACGCCAGCGACGCGGCCAGACGAGCAGGCTACAGCGCAAAAAGCGCAAGGCTCATCGGGCAACAGCTCCTTGCCAAAACTAGCCTAGCGTTGGCTATCTCTGAAAAACGCGCAAAACTTGAAGCCAAACTTGAAATGACCCGCGATCAATACATCGCGCGGATGGCGCAATTGTTCACCGCTGACCCGCGCGGCTTGGTCGAATACAAGCGCGGCTGCTGCCGTTATTGTTGGGGCGTCAACCACGCATACCAGTGGACAGATGCCGAACTGCAGGATGCGCAGGCAAAGGCGATCAATGAAGGCAAGCCCGCGCCCGACGCATCGGGGGGCACCGGGTATAACCGCAACCGCAAGCCCAATCCGGAATGCCCAGAATGCGGCGGTGATGGTTATGGACGTGTCATCATTCGCGATTCGAGTGAGATTGACGCCGACGCGCGTGTATTGCTGGCTGGCTACAAGCGCACCAAAGATGGTGAAGAGGTGTTGATGCACGCGCAGCAAAAGGCGGGCGAGACGCTGGGCAAGATCATGGGCTGGCTGGACGAGCGCCCAACCGTGCAAGTTGATGTGGCTGTCGGCTCACGCGAAAAGCTGGCGTCGGCAATCGCCCGCATCGAATCGAAAGGCTAATGCGACTGCGCGACCGAATCGCGGCGATGTCGCCAGCGCAGCGTGCAGAGCTTGACGCTGAAATCGCTGCATACAGCCCGCAGGAGGCCGAAGCTCTGGCACACAACTGGCGCGACCTGCTGGCGCGAGACGAACAACTGGCACCGCCGGGTCACTGGACGACGTGGCTTATTCTCGCGGGACGCGGATTCGGCAAAACCCGTACAGCCGCAGAATGGGTGCGAGAGCAGGTTGATGCGCGCAAAGCATCGCGCATTGCCCTGGTGGGGCCGACTGCCGCCGACGTGCGCGACATAATGGTTGAAGGTGAATCCGGGCTGCTGTCCGTTTTCCCGTCATTCCAACGCCCGACCTACGAACCAAGCAAACGCCGGGTTACGTTTCACACCGGCGCGACGGCCTACACCTACTCAGCAGAGGAACCCGACCGGCTGCGCGGCCCGCAACATGATCTGGCTTGGGCGGACGAACTCTGCGCCTGGAAGTACCCCGAAACGTGGGATCAACTGCAATTCGGCTTGCGCCTCGGCACGCACCCACGGCAAGTCGTATCGACAACGCCCAGGCCGACCAAGCAGCTGCGCGATCTGATGGCCGACCCGCGCACCGTTGTGACGCGAGGCAAAACGCTCGACAACGCGGCCAATCTTGCTCCGGCGTTCCTTGCCGCGATCAAGGCCAAATACGAGGGCACGCGGCTCGGACGGCAGGAGATGGACGCCGAGATACTCGACGACAACCCCGGCGCACTCTGGCAGCGCAGCGAGATCGACGCGCACCGCGTGCGCAATGCGCCAGAGATGCGCCGCATCGTGGTAGCAGTTGACCCGGCAGTCACGAGCAGCGAAAACTCGGATGAAACCGGCATCGTGGTCGCGGGTCTTGGTGAAGATGGCCGTGGCTATGTGCTGGACGACCTCACGACAAAAGACACACCTGCAAAATGGGCCGAGCTTGCGATAGCCGCTTATCACCATTACCGGGCTGACCGGATCGTGGCCGAAGGGAACAACGGCGGCGATTTGATCGAGTCCGTCATGCGCAGCATCGACCCTAATATCAGCTACAGCCGCGTGCATGCGCGGCGCGGCAAGTTCGCCCGCGCTGAACCCGTCGCCGCGCTTTACGAGCAGGGCCGCATATCGCATGTTGGCAGTTTTCAGAAGCTCGAAGATGAGCTGTGCGAGTACGATCCGGCCACAGCAGCCGAAAGCCCAAACCGGCTCGATGCGCTGGTCTGGGCATTCACCGAATTGATGCTGGGCACACCCGGCCTGAGCTTCGCATAAGGACAACATGGGATTACTCAACGACATCAAGCTCTGGGCAGCGGCCAAGCGCTACGGCCCTGCGCGCGAGACGCTTGCGTATCCAAAGCTCACGGCGCTTCTGGGCCGCAACAACTCCATCGCGCAGGTCAAACCATCCCCGGCGAACCTGCGCTATTTCTCGCGCACCCCCTACGCCCGCCGCGCGATCAACGCGATCAAGAATCCCATCGCCGGGTTGCAGTGGGAAGTGCGCCCGAAAGCTGAGTTTGCAAAGTCAAAGGCAGCCACATCCGACGCCGCGATTGTGGCCGCATGCCTGGATCGCCCGAACAGCGCAGATAGCCTGCGCAGCCTGCTTGAGCAGGCAATCGAGGACGCGCTTGTCACAGGCGCGGGCGTGATTGAGCAGGCGAGCAGCAATGATGCGGCGCGCCCCTTGTGGCTGTGGCCGGTCGATGCGACGACGGTAAAACCGCTCCCGAAGTGGGACGGCAACCCGCGCTCAATTCGCTTTTATCAGGCGCTCGGTTACGCCAGCGACAACATCGCGGCGGAGATCAACGCGCGCAAGCTGGAAGCGCGAGATATCGTTTACATGCGCATCAACTCGGCAAGCGATTCCCCTTATGGCGTCGGGCCGCTGGAAATCGCGTACATGAGCGTGGCGCGTCAGCTTAGCGTGGCGACCTACGCCGCCAATCTGGCGAGCAATGCGCAGCCGCAAAACATGATCTATGCCGGATCAGCCACCGCCGAAGAATTGCTGGCGTTCCGCAACTATTGGCGCAACGAGGTCGAGGGCCAGGGCCAGACGCCGATCATCGGCAATACCGTCAAGCCGGACGTGATGCGATTGCATGCCGGATCGGACGACGCCCTCTATCTCAAGTGGCAGGCATTCTTGATCCGGGAACTCGCAACTGCATTCGGCCTCAGCCCGCAGAACCTAGGGCTTGAATCGGATGTGAATCGCAACACGTCAGAAGTCGCAGAAGACCGCGACTGGGATCAGACCATCAAGCCGATGGCGTCGCTGGTTGCGGCCCACATCAACGCCGACATCATCGCCCCGCGCTGGCCGCACCTTGAGTTCGTGTTTGAGGGCCTCGACCGCGAAGATGAAAAAGCGACGGCAGACATCTACGCCAAGTATTACGCCAGCAACCTTCTCACACCGAACGAACACCGCGCCAAGCTCGGCTTGCAACCCCTGAAATCGCCGTGGGCCGATCTGTGCTGGGCCGATGTGCAGATCGCCATGAAGGGCGCGCAAGGCGCAAAACAGATCGACGACAACCAACTGCCGGAGCCGCAAGCCCCGGCGAAACCGCCCGCACCGGGCGTCACTGGAGAACCCGAAAATGGCTCTTGACCAACACACCATCGCCGTGCCAAATGGCGCATCCCCCGCGAATCAGGATCGCACCGTCATCGGCTCACTGCCGGGCGTTGCCAACGCCGCAGGCGCAGCAGGCGCGACTGTCTCGACCGCCGTCACGATGTCCGACTTGCCTCCGAACTACAGCGTCATGGTCAACCCCGGCCAAGGCTGCGGCTGGTTTGTCAGCGGCAAGACCTCAACCGGCTTCACCGTCAATCTGGTTCCGTTCAGCGCCACTGCTACGGTGGCCGCTGGCACTTTCGACGTGGTGGTGGTGGCCTGATGGCTCGCCCGCGCAAAACAGCCGACACCGGCGGCGAGAATGTGCAAGAGCCGCAAGACGCGCCCGAAATGATCTTGTCCGAAGCTCTTGCGCAGGCGTCAATCATTGGCGATGCGCCCACAGCAGGAGCGGCGCACGCGGTTTTGCTCGCACTGTATGACCTCAAGGCGCGCGCAGCCGGGTTGCCGCATCTGCCCGCTGACATTGCCGAGCGCATCGCCAAACTGTGAGGATCGCATCATGGCTCTGACCCAAAAAGAGCGCGACAAACTGCCGTCGAACCTGTTCGCGGTTCCCGGCAAACGGGTTCTGCCCATGCCGGACGCGGCGCACGTCAAGATGGCTTGGTCGATGGTGGACTACACCAAGGGCCTGAGCGATACCGAGCGCGCAGAGGCCAAGCGCAACATCCTGCGGCGCGCGAAGGAGCTTGGCATCAACACCAGCGGATGGGAAGCGCACAACAACGCCCGGATGAACATGCAGCCAGCAGGCGAGCATGACGGACACCAGATGCAGGCCATGCGGTTCGAGGCGATGGCGCTTGAAGTGCCAGATGTGCCAGATCACCCCAACCGCGTGCCGTTCTCGGGCGTGATGACCCGAATTGACCAGCCGAGCGACAACCCCGTTGGCGGCGCACAGGGAAAGCGCGTTTTGATTCCCAAAGCTGTGGCGGAAAAGGCGCTGCCGTCGCTGCTCGGCATGGGCGTTGACTACACGCCGAGCTTGTCCGGCCATGACGCGCAGAAGAAGATCGGCGTCATCACCGCCGCGACGATCGACGGCGATGCGATCCACATCGAAGGCTTTTTGTACGGCTCGGACTTTCCGGCTGTGGTGGCTGACATTCAGGCGCGCAAGTCGCTGCTGGGCTTCTCCTATGAGGCGCAAGCGGCTGTCGCAGACTGGAACAGCAACCCGGTCGAGGTGACGAACTGTGTTTTCACCGGCGCTGCGATTCTGCTGAAGGACAAAGCCGCCTACACCACTACCTCACTCACGGCTCACGCCGACACGGAGATTTTCAACATGGACGAACTCAAGGAATTGATGGCTGCGGTTGCCAAGCTCACCGAGCAAAACACCGCAATGGCCGCAGAATTGGCCGCTCTTAAAGCGAACAGCGACAAGCTGCAAGCCTCCAGCGTGCTGCACAAGGTCAAGCCGCACAGCGACGCAATCCGCGCCGCTGCCGATGGCATGGAGCGCGATGGCATTGGCCTGCACGACAAGCGCGGCCACGTTGCGCACCTGCGCCGCATGGCTGACAAGATGGACGCCGAGGCCGTGATGGGCAAGCTGCCGCACATCTACGAATCCGGCGAATGGCTGGATGCCGCTGCCGCTTCGCCGGAAGTCGAGACGCTCAAAGCCGAGATCGCCAAGCTCAGCGAAGAGATCAAGGCCGCGAAGTTCGCCGCAGCTGCCGAGCCGCAGCGCAAGACGGAAACCGCCAATGGCGGCAAGCCTGAACTGCAAGCCTCTGGCGCAGCGCCTGATCTTGCCAAGCTCGATGCTGAGCTGAAGGCCAAGGGCGCGACGATCCATCAGCGTGTGACGGCGCTCACCGCCGCTCGCATGGGCCTCAACTAAGCGCCAATTTTCCGCCGCAACAAGCCGCCTTCGGGCGGCTTTTTTTCGCCAGAAATTTAAGGACACACGATCATGCCCCAAGCACAAATGATGAGTTTCAAAGCCGCCGCCGACTATCTCGGCACAGGCGCTGTGGAAATCAACGAGTACGAACCGATCATCACCGATATGGTGCGTCGCAGCTCGGTTGCGCTGCAGCGATTCAAGCAGGTTCCCGCAACCGGCCAGCCGCATCGCTACTTCGAGCAGACCGCGATTGCTCAAGCCGCTTTCACATCTACCGGTGGCCAAGGCGGCGCGGCCATTTCGCCGACCGCCAGCGGCCCGACCCGCGTCGAGCGCCCCGCGTTCATCAAGGCGGTTGTGGCGCAGTCCAACATCACGCTGTTCGATAAGATGGTGACGCAGCAGCAGAAAAAGTTTGCTGCGGTGGTTGCCAAGGACATCGAGGACATCATCTCGGCAGTCAACGTGACTCGCGCTCAGGCAGTCTGGAACGGCAACGACACCAGCCTGTCCGCACCGACCACGCCGCAATATGTGGGTCTGTTCTCGCAGATCACCACGCAAGCGACCTGCGCCGCTGGCACCAGCATCGTGGACACGCTCAAGAGCACGGTGGCTTCCCTGATGGGCAACCCGCTCTACACGGTCAAACCTTCGGCGATCTACGTTAACCCCATCCTGGCCGACTACATCGACCGCGAATGCAAGGCGCAGCAGATCACCATGAATGAGGTGGAGGTCGTTGCCGGGGTGAAGGTCAAGTCCATCTCCACCCAGGCGGGCGACCTGCCGCTGATTGGCGACCCGTTCATCGCGGCGTCAACCGCCGCCGCGTATGGCTTCGCTGCGCCGCCTTCCGGCCTGAAAAACTACTTCGCCGTCATCCTGATGGAGGACGAGATCGAAATGCCCTACGTCAGCGGAGAAACTGACAACCCCAACCCGATGCTGTTCCAGCTCGGGCTGACCGGAAACTTGTCGGGCCAGTACGTCGGCGTGAAGTTTGATGCCATCATCGCCAAAGGCGCAGGCTATGCGCACGCCGTGGTGGCTGTGCAGCGTCCGTAATGGTCATCTACAAGCCTGACCAGCTATCGCGCCATACGGTGTTCGTCTCCCCGGCGAACACTCCTGGCGTCGATAGCTCGGAATTCCGCAACGCGGACGGCACGGCGCGCACGTTTCAGGTCACGTTCGACGCGGGCCGCGCCCATGTACCTGATAGCCTTGGTCAATTCATGATCGATCACGGCATGGCGCGAATCGCGCCCGTGCTGTTGCCGTCCGACATCCAACTGGAAATCGCCCATGCTCGCTAACACGCAAGCCGACACGCATCTGCCGGTCGATTCAGGGCCGCTCGTGCAGGTTTTTCTCAGCGCCCAGCAGCTCGGCTTGACGGCCCCAGGCACAAGCCCGCTGATTGCGTCTGGCGGCTATCCGCGCATCGCCGTGGGCGCAACCAGCTCGACGGCAGGCTCTATCTCGGTGCAACGGTATCTGGACGCGGCGGGCACGATCCCCCAAGGGCCTGCGCTCACGCAATCGCTTTCCGCCGCTACCGCTGGTGTGCTCAACGTCAACGACGGCGCACCGTTCCAGAGCTTCACGGTGACGATCTCGGGCGGCACGCTGTCCAACGTCGGCGCACTCCTGCAGAGCCGGTAAATGCCCGCATATCTGCAAGGCAGCGATTTGGCAGCGTTCGGCGTAGCCAACGCAACAGGTGCGCAGATCACTGCCGCATCGGCCCTGATTGACGCGCACTTGGCGCGGCGCGAAGGTCTGCTGTATGGCGTGGACGGCAACGGCGCACCGGCGTACATGCTGGGTCTGAATCCGTCGCTTACGCTGGCGCTGACCACGGCCATTGCGCCCGGCAGCGCGGTTCAGGCCGCCGTGACCGGCCCGGCTGCGATGCTGCGGCCCGGTTCGGTGCTGATTGCCGATCAAGCGACGCCCAGCATCACCGAGGCGCTGGTGGTGCAGAGCGTGAACGGCCAGATCGTTACGTTTGCCAATGTGCAATTTGCGCACGCAGCAGGTGCGCAACTGCTTGACGGTCTTGTCATTACCGAGCAGCGCATCATGCCGCAAAACAGGCCAATCACGCAGGTCAGCCGCACCCCTATTGTTGCCGCGCTCTCCGGTGTCGGACGCTATGGCTACCAGCGTCGCGGCGATGATGGCTTCGGCAACATGGATACATATAACCTGCTGGCGGTCATGTCCAAGTTCGGCGGCCCGCCCGCATGGGAGCCGTTCACGCTGCAGGCCAACAGCATCGACCCGCAAACCGGGCAGCTTTGGATTCCGGCGGGCGTCATGCTGGCGTATTACACCGAAGTCCGCGTGAGCTACATCGCCGGGTGGACTTACGCCAGCCTGCCCTACGAAATCAAGCAGGCTTGCGCGAACATCATCAACAACCAGACGGCGCTGCAAGGCATTCCCGGGACTGTTCAAAAGGCGCAGACCGGCGCAGGGTCGCTCACGCGCTTTGCAGTCACTGGCGGCGTGCAGTCGAGCGCGGCCATTGATGCCGACACCGCCGCGTTGCTGGCCCCATACAAGGCGCGATTGTTCGTATGAGCTTTCTGTATCCGTTCAATGTGTCTGTGCAGCGTGCATCAGGCACGCTCACGCAGACGGCAGACGGCGCGGTGCAGGGCACGAGTCTGGTCGCTTCATCGTTGCCCGCGTCGATCCAACTCAAGCGCGACAAGGGATTCAGCGCGCCCGCAGGATGGCAGGGCGGCGCAACAAATACGAGCGCCCCAATGCCCGAATGGATGATCTACGTTCCCGCAAGTGCGCCGCAGATCATGGACGGCGACATGTTGACCGATCTGGCGACGCCTTCCCGTGTCTGGAAAGTGGACGCTGCGGAATTCACCCCGCTGGGCTGGCAACTCGCCTGCACGCCGTACAAACCCAATGCTTGAAGCCAACCTCACCGCCGCGCTGGAGCAAGTCGGTTTGATGCTCGAACGCGCATCTAACCCGCTTCCGGTGCTGACCCGCATTGGCGCGTCGGAAGTCGAAAACGTCAAGGCACGCATTCGCAGCAGCAAGACATCGCCGTGGGGCGATTCGTGGGCACCGTGGGCACCGTCCACGGCCAGAGAGCGTCAACGCAAAGGCAATGCCGAGCAGGGCTTGCTGTTTGATACCGGCGCGCTGCTGGACAGCGTTCACGCAGTGGCAAATGTCTACGGCCCCGGCCACGGCACGCTCGACGTGGGCACTTCACTTGATTACGCCGGGTTTTTGCAAGACGGCACCGAGAAGATGGTGGCGCGGCAATACCTCGGATGGAACGAGACAGTGTTCCCGTTCTACGAGTTGATGCTGGCCGGGTTCATTGAGCACGGAACAGAGACTGCCGACCTATGAAACGCGCCTTGTTTGTTCTATGGCTGCTGTGGTCAATCTGCGTTGCGCTTGTGCTCGTTCCCGCTATGGCGCTGATTGCCTTGCTCACGGCATTCCTGGCGCTGGCAAGCCTCGGAATTGCATCGGCGTTGCGCCGTCTGACTTGGGGACTATTTGAATGAAAACGATCCACATTTTCCAGCAGCACACGCATGCGGGTGAGACGTTCCCGGCGGGCAGCGACATTGAACTGCCCGATGAAGACGCCGATTTTCTGCTGCATCTCGAAGGCGAGCGCCGCGCCCAGATCGTCAAGGCGCAGGCCGAGTATGAAGCGCTGAAGCAGGCCGCCGCCGATGATCGCTGAACTTGCGCAAGACCTGCTGACCAAGATCAGCGCCATTCCTGCGCTGGCGACTTCGACCGGCCTTGATCTGATGGGCAATGCGCCCGACCCCGGGGCGACCAAGATCGTGCCGCCTGCTGCTTGGATCATCGCGCCCAAATCCGCGAAGAACACCCGCGATGCAGCGGTCAACCTGCCATCAACCAACGTCAATGCGCTGTTTCAGTTCGTGATTGGCCTGTACCTGCCAAGCGGCAGCCAGATCACGACACAGTTGCCGCTGATTGAGGCCGTGGTCAAGGCCGTGCAGGGCACCGAATCGCCATCCGGCCAGCGTTGGTATTGGTCTGCGCTCGACCGCGCAGCGACCAACCCCGGCGTCATCGTGTACGCCATCGCGTTCGATGTGAACGCCACGTTCTAACCCGATTCCACATTTCCCGATAAGCCGCCCTGACGCAAGTCTTGGCGGCTTTTTTCTTGCCTGGCCGCCGTGTGCGGCCTTTTCCTTTTGCGAGGCCACATTATGGCAACCACTGCTGCAAGCGACATCACCTACTACACCGGCCAGGGCAATGTCCTCATTGCGCCCCGCCTGACCGCAGGCGCAATTAACGGCGGCTATATCGACGTGGGCGACACCACGGGCTTCTCGATCTCGATGAAGCAGACGATGGTGAAGATTCAAGAAAACCAGACCGGCATGGGATTCACCGCCGCCAGTTACCCGGTGGCTGTGGAGGCGTCGGTCAAAATGACGCTGGCAAATTGGAGCGCGTCCAACCTCGCCCTCGCCATGCAAGCCGTTGCGCCCACGCCCAACCCAGGCGGCACGGTCACGTCAGAATCGGTCATCGCCTACAACGGGTCGTCATTCTTCCTTGCCAACATTGGCGTGCAAAACAGCACGCTTGTGCTCAAGACCACGGGCTCGACGCCGGTCACGCTGGTGGCGGGCACGGACTACACCGTCAATGGTTCGTTCGGTCAAGTGACCATCCTGCCGGGATCAACCAATGTTCCACCTGGCGCGGGTGTGCCGTTGACCGCAAGCTACACCTACTCGCCCAACAACGGCACGGTGGGCATGTCCACGCAGGGCATTATCGAACGCTCGGTGCGCATCAATGCCAAGAACGTCGCCAACCCGTTCCAGGACGCGAACAATTCCAGCTTTGCCGCCGTGAGCTTCACTCTGCACCGCGTGCAATTCGAGCTGAGCAAGATGTTTGACCTGATCGGCAAGAAGGACGCCACGTTGGAACTGGACGGCGAGATTTTGCTCGATCCGACCATCCCATACATCCCCGGCAACCCGATGTCTCCGTTCTTCCAGATCACCAAGGCTTAATCCATGAGCGATCTGCAAGTGCTGGAACCCACCGGCAAGGAAGTTCGCGCCGGTGGCGAGACGATCACAGTCAAGCCCATCAAGCTCGGCCAATTGCCGCAAGCTGCGCGCCTGATTTCGCCCATCAGCAAACAGATCGCCGCCGCGTTCAAAGCGCAGGGCGGTCTGACGGTGGCCGACACCGCCGTGCTGTTCGTCGATCTGCTGGCGCAGTCTGGCGATGACTTGCTGGCCGCGCTGGGGTTCTTCATCGGGAAGCCGCGTGAGTGGCTCGACAACATTGGGCCCGACGAAGGGGCCGCGCTTTTCAATGCGGTCTATCGTGTCAACATGGATTTTTTCATCAACCGAGTGCTGCCGCTGTTCGCCCAGGCGGCACTCGCGGCCCCCAATACGGATGGGGAGACATCATCACCATCCTTCTCAGAGCCGGGCACTCCAGAGCCGACATCGACGGCTACACCCTAGCGCAAATCAAGCTGTTCACCGAGGCGGCGCTGCGCGCCCAGCGCCGTGACATGGCGAATCAAGTCAGAACCATGACGCTGGCGATTGCCGGGGCATTTGGTGAAGACATCAAGCCGACATTGCAAGAACTCGACGGATAACCCACATGGCTGATATGCAAGTTGCAATGCGCCTGACGCTCCAGAATCTGGCGTCTGGGCCGCTGGGCGAATTCGCCGATCAGTTGAAGGCGCTGGAGCCGCTTGTCGCAAGCCTGAATGCAAAACTTGCCACATTCGGCAAAGCGGCAAAAGTGATGGGCGACGGCGCGGCGAAGGGCGCAGCCGGAACCGGCAAGCTGGAAGCGGCGATCTCTGGCCTGGCCGACAAACTTGCCGCGCTGGAATTGAAGCTGGGCGCGTCTGTTGACGGCTTTGCGCAGTTTGGGCTAAATGCGCGGCAAGCCGCAGTCGGTGTGACCGAAGCATCCGCCGCCATTGGCATGGCAGCTGCCAAAATGGACGGGGCCGCAGCAAGCGCAGCGCGCGCAAAGACGGAAATGTCCGGCATGGCAACCGTTCTGCGCGGAATGGCCGAGGTATGGGCCGGGTTGAAAATCAAAGACGGCCTGAAAGCATCGGTCAAAGAGGCATCGGACTACGCCACGCAGCTTGCGCAGTTACGCTCGCTTGGACTGAACGCCGATCAGATCAACTACGCCAAGCGTGAATCATGGCGGCAGAGCGCGCAAACGCCCTTTGCAAGCGTCGCGGATACGCTGGGCGCGCGGCGATCAATCATTGCGGCAACCGGGCAAAACAACGAAGCGTTGATGAATGCCGCTTTGCCTACACTGCTCAAGAACGCCTACG